GGGTCACTTGGGTCAGGTAAGCTACTTGTGGATTTAGCTGAAAATGCTATATCCTGTTCAATATACCCATACTTGGCCTCGTGGTACTTAAGTGCGGACACTTCTACAATGTTAGGCTCCACCTCTCGCGTCATTAGTACTCTGAAGTCCTGTGCTTCGACTGTGCCTATCTCTTCCAGAATCCACATGATGGAAGGGGAGGGTGTGTTCTCAAAAGCAGAGGTAACCGTTATTTCATCCACCTTTCCCGTAGTACTAATAGTGCCTACGTTCTTCGTCTCTACCCATACATAAGGTTTCCACTCATTATCTATATCAGCATTTATACAGGTCTCTTGTGTTGTTTCGGCTTGCTTAACTCCAGACTGTATACACGCTTCTTCAGTATTAATTAAAGACATAGTATAAGTATTGCCCGCTGTAACCGAAGTTTGGTTATCCAGCTTAATATTAGTAGTTGTACTACCCGCGGATACTCTACCCCCGTACCTGACCCCTGCCTTGGAAGAATCTGCTATCTTAATGAGATCTCCTGGTCTAATTGCAGCACCTTCCATACCAGTGGAGAATGTCACCGCTTCCGTCTCGTATCTCTCGGTGTATAATATCCATTTACCTACACGTCTAGCCTGCCCTTGGGAAGTACACCCTACAGCAACTACATCCGTAGAAAATATCTGGTTATTAGCGTTTACAATACCTTGTGCGTCCTCTACATATTCTACATTCTGTCTGTATAACGCTTCTGGGTTATTCCAAGTAACGTGGGCTACATTGTGTCTCTGTTTTCTAGAAGTGCCTTCATAAGTGAACTGTCCTCCTATTACATTAGCGTCAGTGAAGTTCATGACAGGGTCTTTAGGGGCATCCTGTACCGCACTTATCTGCCCTTGCTGCCAGTATATCATACCTCTAAATACTGCTGCTATGTCGTTTAATACTTTAAAAGCCTCTTCCCTATTCTGTAAGTATAAGTTACACGCAAATCTAGCCTCTTTATTTCCCCAACCGTCATCAACCCCTAAGAAGTTTCCGCTGCTGTCTACTGCATCACAGTACTTTGCTATCTCGTATAATGACCACTTATCCATTTGACTAGCGGATAACCACTTACCCAGCCCATACCTGTCATCTGTACATAGATCGTATAATATCCAAGCAGGGTTACAAGTCCATGAAGTAGTAAATGTCCCATCCCAGGAACCGCTGTATAAGGTAGCTCCAACAGCTGTGCCCGTCCAAGTACCCCCTGCTTGTGTACACCTATCCTTGCGCTTATATCCTGCTAAAGAGCAATGGCCTTGGTCGTAAGCTGTATAATTACTAGGTACTTTTATTTTTACCCCTTTCATTTCGTACCCTCTGTTAGGTATACTAGTGAATTGCCTGGCATCTATTTGCATAGCAATTAGCGCGCTATTTGGGTACCTTAATTTATTATCTATTACTTTAGTGTACGAACCAAAGAATAAATCATTACCTAGTTTAGTAGAGGTAGAGTCTGCAGTTATTCTCTCAACCTTAACAGCAATTTGTGTAAACCCAGAAGTTTTCCAGGCGCTAGGAATATCTAACCTGAAGGCCTTCTCGTACTTAGAGGTAGTTTTACCCTCAAAAGTAGCAGTTTTCATTAGGGTCCAAGATCCATTATTATCCTTTTCCAAGTAAATCTTAAAAGACACTTTAGAGCCGTGCAGGTCCCCTTTATCACTAGTTCCGTCTACTAAAGAAGGCGTATATACTACGACTCTAATTGCATCTACTGTGGTGGTACTAAAAGACTGCACTATGGGGCCTGGAGAAGCTACTTTGACCTGTACCCCTACAGATACTTCTGCCTCTGAGCCTGCGAACCCTGGAATATAGGACTGTGAATTAGTACCCTGCCTAATAGCATAAGATACCTCATCGAAGTTATAGTTACCTACAGAGTCTTTTAATGGAGTATCATTTAGATAAATGGATTTCTCCCCATCTAGTAGGCCTACTATCTCTCCTTCAGAAACTAAATCTACTGTTCTGGCGGTGGCGGCGGAAAATAAGGAGTCGTCATCCTCTTTAGGGGCACCCCCTCCTCCGCCTTTTCCTCCTCCTCCAGATCCTTGAATTACATTGTATATACTCATGGTGTGTAGTCCTCTGGGGTAACTCCTGCGCTAATAACGGCTCCTCCTATCATTAATTGGCCATATAAGATAGGTATTGCAACACCCTGTCTGGTTGTATTTGTAGCACCATTAAAGGAGTAATTCTGTGCCTTTTTAGCTTCTATAGGGGGCTCTGGGGTACTGGATAGCATAGAGGATAGCCCCCCTAACACTAACATTGCTCCAAACTTTACTGCCATTAGTGACATTCCACTTAGAGATGCCATCCCTATTGAGAATTGCGTTCCTAGACTAACGGCTCCAAGTTGAGCAGCCGCTGTAGTGGCACCGGCAGCTGTTGCATTAGCTGAAGCCAGTGCAATGGTTGAGGCTCCTGCAGTCATCACGGCTGCATAAATCATAATAGCTCCAATTATAACAGTAGTTACCCCAGACTTAGCTCCCCCAATTACAGGAACAATTTTAATATCCTGTCTTCCTGTAGGGTTGGATAGCTCCACTAGTACGTTATCTAGCTCTTTCGTACCTACTAGTACCTTGTACCCTACGCCCCTCTCTGCGGAGGAAGCCATAAACCCTTTAAACCCAGGATTATTAGCACAAAGGGCTCTGATAGCTTCAGCAGGTGAACTGATATCTAAAGACCAGTCTTTTCCGTACTTAGCTGCTAGTTCTCCATATAGTGTTACTTTTTTTAACATAGTGATTTGTGCCTTAAGTGATGCGTGGTATGCTTTCTCCAATATCCTCCATAAAGTTCTCTATTAGATAGTCTACCGTATACGTGATGTAAAATTTTATCGTTTCCTATGAAAACTGCAGCATGGTTTGGTACAGGTGAAACTAATTTTATAAGAAATATATCGTATTTTCGTATATCATCTTCCTCTTTTATCTGTATAAACCCTTGTTCCTTGTAGTTTTCTAAGTACCTATTCTCTCCTTTATCCCACCAGCCATCTTGACCACTGTGACACTCGAAATCTATATTTAATTCTTTTTTATAATAATCTCTAAGTAGGGTACAGCAATCCAATACTCCGTAACTGAACTCCCTCCCAACTATAGGGGCTTCGTACCCTTCTGGCTCCCAACTGAATAATCTATTACCTGGCCAACTTAAAATATGCCAAGGTTTATTTGTGCTCTCACAGGATACTTTATCTGCCTCGGAAGGCTCACACCCTTCATTTGGGTGAGAGTGGCATATTCCTATAATTGACCCAGTATCCTCTGCTTCTGCGTAACTTATAGGATCAATTATAAAATGTTCTTCCGCTGATTCAGCTATGTTATTAGCAGAAAAATACCTTTCCCTCTTTCCTACCCCAATAACAAACCCACAGGCCTCCTTAGGGTACTCTTTCTCTGTGTGCTGTCTAAACTCTTCTAATGTCTTATCATTCATCCTACATTCAACCCTGCCCCTGGGAAGCCTCCGAAAGGGCTTTCGCCTGATTCTGGAAACCGTAGCTCGCAAGCCGTAAAAGTTTTAGCACATACATCCTTTGCTGAAGTAGTACTGTTATTATCGACATCCCAATAATTTGAGCCGGAGTACCCACACTCTACCCCCTTATACGCCCAAGGGCAGGAGTTAGCCACTACAGTTCTAGAAGGTAACTGTACGCCATAGATATCGTGAGCAGCTGTAAGTTCAAACTGTATGTGAGTTCTAGTCTCTATAGCTTTTCTATCTATATACCATATCTCATCAGCAAAATGTGCAGTATCATCTGATAAAGCTGATACGTACCATATACCTGGGCCGATTGCAGCTTCACAAGTAGACTGATTGTAGACTGTCCACGTACCTACAGACCCATTTTTAGTAGCGTCTATACAGTCCGTCTTACTAAGACTAGGATCCCCGCCTGACTCCCCCGTACATACTCCAGATACAGGGTAGCCATCTGTGTAACAATACGAGTCTAAATACTTTACGAATGTTTTCTTTCTGGTTACTTTGCCCCCTACTAAATCATCATAATTTGCTATTACAGAGGATAAAGTACCTGTTATATTGGCCACTGTAAGAGTGGGCCTAGGAATCGCGCCCTTACCTGAAAACTCGAAACCTTCTGCCTCAATAGGGAATGCAGAGTATTTATTTCCCTGCCATACGATTTCTTGGTAGTTTTCATTGTGCCCGGAGTGCCACCTGAATATAGGTTCAGTAGAAGGGGCGGACCCTGTAGACATATCTAATTCGAACAATTCAATTATTGCTCCAGGCTCTAGCCCGTGAATAT